AGGTGAACAGGGTTCTCAAGGCTTCCAAGGCGTTCAAGGTCATCAAGGCGTACAGGGCACAATAGGCGCCCAAGGTGAGCAAGGTTCACAAGGTGTTCAAGGAGCACAAGGTTCACAGGGTCATCAAGGTGAGCAAGGATTCCAGGGTCATCAAGGCGTTCAAGGAGCACAAGGTCGTCAGGGTGAACAAGGTCATCAAGGTGTTCAAGGCGCTCAAGGCTTCCAAGGTGAGCAAGGTCATCAAGGGCGTCAAGGCGAGCAGGGATCTCAAGGCTTCCAAGGACACCAAGGTGAACAAGGATTCCAGGGTGTACAGGGCGATCAAGGGCATCAAGGTCAACAAGGCGCTCAAGGTGTACAGGGCGAACAGGGTGCACAAGGTTTCCAAGGTCATCAAGGTGAGCAAGGAGCACAGGGCTTTCAGGGTGTACAAGGAGCACAGGGCATTCAGGGTGAGCAAGGTTCGCAAGGTTTCCAAGGCGAGCAGGGTTCACAAGGTTTCCAAGGCGTTCAAGGTGAACAAGGTTCACAGGGCTTTCAAGGTGTGCAGGGTGAACAAGGTTCACAGGGCTTTCAAGGTGTTCAAGGTAATCAGGGTGTACAAGGTACAACTGGCGCCAAGGGTGAAACTGGAGAATTTGGTGGCGCATCGTTTGAATATGAATTTAGAACACAAACAAACGATCCAGCAAATTTAGGAAATGGATTAGTACAGTTCAATGTAAATCCATTTAATACTGCTAATACACTTTATATAAGTTTCTTAGATCAAAATTCTCAAAATGTCTTTAATTTCTTACAAACGATTGACGATTCAACGTCAACAATTAAAGGTACATTCAAGATTGCAAACACTGCAAATGTAAGTGAATTTGCTTTCTTTAGTATTAATGGTACACACATACATGATGATGACCATTTCAATGTGCCTGTTGCTTGGACAAGTGGTATTAACAATCTTGCCAATACAACTGCTGTAACACTTTCATTTGTTCGTACTGGCGATCGTGGCGATAAGGGCGAGCAAGGCTATCAAGGCGTACAAGGTCATCAAGGCGTACAGGGTGATGTTGGTGCACAAGGTGCTCAGGGCGTACAAGGTGAACAAGGTGCACAGGGTTTCCAAGGTGTTCAAGGTGAACAAGGTTCACAGGGCTTCCAAGGTTTCCAAGGCGAGCAGGGTCATCAAGGACGTCAAGGTGAACAAGGCTCACAAGGCTTCCAAGGAGTACAGGGCGCACAAGGCGTTCAGGGCGAGCAAGGTTCACAAGGTCATCAAGGTTTCCAAGGAGCTCAAGGTGTTCAAGGCGATCAAGGTCATCAGGGTCATCAGGGCGAACAGGGTCATCAAGGCACTCAAGGTGAGCAAGGATTCCAGGGTCATCAAGGCGTTCAAGGAGCACAAGGTCGTCAGGGTGAACAAGGTCATCAAGGTGTTCAAGGCGCTCAAGGCTTCCAAGGTGAGCAAGGTCATCAAGGGCGTCAAGGCGAACAGGGCTTCCAAGGACACCAAGGCGAGCAAGGATTTCAGGGTGTACAAGGTACAACTGGAGCACAGGGTGAGCAAGGCGTTCAAGGCGCTGTAGGTGCTCAAGGCGCACAAGGTGAACAGGGATCGCAAGGTCATCAAGGTTTCCAAGGTGAACAGGGCGTTCAGGGCGCACAAGGTCATCAAGGCGTTCAAGGAGCACAAGGTCGTCAGGGTGAACAAGGTCATCAAGGTGTTCAAGGCGCTCAGGGACGTCAAGGTGAACAAGGTCATCAAGGTACTCAGGGCGAGCAAGGATTTCAAGGTCATCAGGGTGAACAAGGTCATCAAGGCACACAAGGCGAGCAGGGTCATCAAGGTACTCAAGGTGAACAAGGCTTCCAAGGTGCAGTAGGCGCACAAGGCGCACAAGGTGAACAGGGATCGCAAGGTCATCAAGGTTTCCAAGGTGAACAGGGTGTTCAAGGCGCACAAGGTGCTCAAGGTTTCCAAGGCGTTCAAGGTACTCTTGGTGCACAAGGTGAACAGGGTGCTCAAGGTTTCCAAGGAGTGCAGGGCGCACAAGGTTCACAAGGTCATCAAGGTGAGCAAGGCGTTCAGGGTTCGCAGGGTCATCAAGGACACCAAGGTGAACAGGGATACCAAGGCTTCCAAGGTGAGCAAGGTGTTCAGGGTGCTGTAGGCGAACAAGGCGCTCAGGGTGTTCAAGGTGCACAAGGTCGTGATGGTAACTTCGGTGGCGCCACATTTGATTACACCTTTGATAGTGACACAGGAAATACTGATCCAGGAACAGGCAAATTAAAACTTAATAGTGGTACTGTTTCTTCTGCTACTGAATTGTATATTGATGATCTTGATGACAATTCAACAGACATTCAAGCATTCTTACGAACGATTGATGATTCAACATCAACGATTAAGGGTCACTTTAGAATTTCAAATAAGTTTGATTCATCAGACTTTGCACTGTTTACAATTTCTTCTCTTACGGAAAATACTGGTTACTTCACAGTCAGCTGTGCTTATGTTTCTGGTAGTGCTGCATCATTCAGTGGTAATGAAGATGTAATTATCACTTTCGCAAGAACTGGTGATGTTGGCGACACTGGCGCTCAAGGTGTACAAGGTGCCGTTGGTGCTCAAGGCGCACAAGGTGTTCAAGGTTCGCAGGGCGTACAAGGTGAGCAAGGCTTCCAAGGAACACAAGGCGAACAAGGCTATCAAGGTTTCCAAGGCGAGCAAGGCGTTCAGGGTTCACAAGGTCATCAAGGCGTTGTAGGCGCTCAAGGTGAACAGGGCATTCAAGGCGCAACTGGAGCACAAGGAGAACAGGGCGTACAAGGTTCTCAAGGTGTACAAGGTGCTGTTGGCGCACAAGGTGCAACTGGTGATAAGAATGGATTACGTTATTCATTCAGCACCACTGTTACAATGGTGGATCCAGGAACTGGATTTGTTCGCTACAACAATGCTACAATTGGCAGCGTAAACAAAGTTGCAATTAGCGATCTTGATGTAACATCAGCAGACTTTAGTTCTTATCTACTATCGTTTGATAACTCAACGAGTGTTGTAAAAGGTTACTTGATCATTCAATCAAATAATTTGAATGATGCAACTTCAACAATATTTGAAGTCACTGGTCTTACAGATAATTCTGGTTGGGTCGAATACGATGTAGTTTATGTTTCTGGTACAAGACCATCAAGCAATGAAGGATTAGTAGTTTCCTTCTCAAGAACTGGCGATCTTGGTGAGCAAGGATTCCAAGGTGTACAAGGTGCCGTTGGTGCTCAAGGCGCACAAGGTGTCCAAGGCGCACAAGGTGCTGTCGGTGCGCAAGGAGCACAAGGCGTACAAGGTGATGTTGGCGCTCAAGGTTCGCAAGGCGTACAAGGCGCTCAAGGCGTACAAGGTGATGTTGGCGCTCAAGGTTCGCAAGGCGTACAAGGCGCTCAAGGCGTACAAGGTGAACAAGGGTACCAGGGCGTTAAGGGCGAAAAGGGCGAACTAGAAACAGGATCTGTTGTATTTACATCTGGCGCCACTGCACCAGTTTCTCCAACTGAAGGTGATGAATGGCTAGATACTGATACAGGTATCTTGTTTAAATTCTTCGATGATGGCAGCAGTGCACAGTGGGTAGAATTTGGTGCTGCAGGTTCAGGCAGCGGTGGTGCTGGCAGCAACGATGAAATCACTGTCACAAGAAGTTCGTTTGTCGCTAACGGTTCACAATCTAACTTTACACTTTCAACTGCACCTTATGATGAAGATCATACTCTTGTATTCGTTGATCTTGTATTCCAACGCAATAGTTCTTATAATGTAAGTTCAACAACGTTGTCATTTGCTGCAGCACCAGCGGCTAACTCAGTCATTGATGCATATACAATTTCTGGTACTGCTGGTCCACAAGGCGTTCAAGGTCCGCAAGGCACACAAGGTCCTGCTGGAACTGGCGCACAAGGTGCTGTTGGAGCGCAGGGCGCAGAAGGTGCACAAGGCGTTCAAGGTCCGCAAGGCACACAAGGTCCTGCTGGAACTGGCGCACAAGGTGCTCAGGGTCCACAAGGTACTCAGGGACCAGCTGGTGCTGGCGCAGACGTAATTCATCCTTTCTTACTCATGGGTGTTTAATATGGCTTTCACATACAAAGTATTAGGACAAGCTGCACCAGCTGCAGCAACTACTTCAAATGTTTATACGGTTCCCGCAGCAACACAAGCAGTAGTGTCGACAATTATTATTACAAATAGAAATAGCAACGCAAATGCGACGTATAGAATTGCAGTTCAACCTGCAGGTGCTGCTCTTGCAAATCAACATTACATTGCTTATGAAGCACCAGTTACTGCATTCGACTCTGTTGCCTTGACATTAGGGTTGTCATTAGGTAACACAGACGTTGTTTCTGTTTACTCAGCAAATGCAAATATTTCTTACAGCGTATTTGGTACAGAGATTACTTGATAACAAATGGGCATTAAGCAATATTCAGTGCGCAGTTTGTCAACTTTCGGATTAAATCCGACGGTCAGTTATGCACAATCAAATCCTGGTTTAAGACAAAATCCTTTGTGGAATTTTGGTCGAACAGTCATTGTCACATTCAAACAATCTGGTTCATGGGTATGTCCAACAGGTGTCACTGAAGTTGAATATCTTGTTGTTGCGGGAGGTGGTGGCGGTGGCGCCGGAGGTTCTACAAACAGCAATGGCGGCGGTGGTGGTGCAGGTGGATTCAGAACAGGAACTGGATTAGCAGTTACAGCAGGCAACACATACACAGTTACTGTTGGTGGAAGCGGTGCTGGTCAAACAGGAGCCTCTGCTGGGTCAAACGGCAACGACTCTGTATTTAGCACTATTACCTCTACAGGCGGTGGTGGCGGCGGCGTTCGATCAACGGTTGGCTCTAACGGCGGCTCTGGCGGTGGCGGTGGCGGCGGTGGCGTTGGACTAAATTCAGCAGGTGGCACGGGAAATACGCCAAATACTTCACCAAGCCAAGGAAATAATGGTGGCGCTGGCGCAAGCAGCGGCACTCTTGCTGGTGGTGGTGGCGGTGGCGCCGGAGAAGCGGGAAATACTGACGGTGCGGGATTTGGTGGAGATGGCACCGCCTCAAGTATTTCTGGCTCTTCCGTAACCTATGGTGGCGGCGGTAGTGGCGCTATAAATTCTCCGGGAACAATTCCTGACGCTGGTCTTGGCGGCGGCGGAAGTGGAGGTCTAGATAGCCCATTGACTGCGGCAACGTCTGGTTCGACCAATACAGGCGGCGGCGGCGGCGGTGGACCGTTCCCTTCTGGGACTTCTGGTTCCGGCGGCTCAGGTATTGTAATCCTCAAGTATACAGTTTCAGGATCAAGCGTTCAAGTATTCAATTCTACCGCCGAATGGATTTGCCCAACAGGTGTTACTTCTGTTGACTATCTTGTTGTCGGTGGCGGTGGTGGTGGTGGAAAATCCTCTACTTTCGGTGGTGGCGGCGGAGGTGCAGGTGGATTCAGAACAGGCACTGGATTAGCCGTAACTGCAGGAAACACCTATACAATTACTGTTGGTGCTGGTGGTAATGGATCAGGATCTACTGGCGCCAGAGGTAGTAATGGATCAAATTCTATTTTTAGTACGATAACTTCTGCAGCTGGTGGTGGAGGAGGCTCTGCAAGTCCTGGTACAGCTTCTGGTGCTGCTGGTGGTTCTGGTGGTGGCGGTGGCTCTGTTTCTCCTGGTGGTTCACCTGGTGGTGCTGGAAATACTCCATCAACTTCACCATCACAAGGCAACAATGGTGGCAGTTCTGCATACTTTTCTCCAGCATTTGGTGGAGGTGGTGGTGGTGGTGCTGGCGCAGCAGGTGGTAGTGCCTCAGTTCCTGCTGGTGGTGATGGCGGTAATGGCACAGCATCTTCTCTTTCAGGATCATCAGTAACTTATGCTGGTGGTGGCGCTGGAGGTGTACGAAGTCCAGGAACTGCTGGTTCTTCAGGAACAGGTGGCGGCGGTGCAGTAAACACAAATGGAACTGCCAATCTTGGCGGTGGTGGTGGTGGTGGTTCACTGGATGGTAATGGCGGCAATGGCGGCTCTGGTGTTGTAATTATCAAACTAAATTAATGGAGTGAGTGTATTATGGAAACTAAAATTTATCGTATGTATGGAATTGATACTGCAATGGAATTGCTTCGTCCAGGAGCAAAGTGGGAGATAACAAATAATATGTTTACAAGATGGGAGGATGAAAGACCATGCCCAACTTGGGAAGAAGTTTCAAATATTATGGAAAAAATTAAGGCTTTTGAAGATTCTATAGATACTATTTGGACAGAAGAACAATTACGAGAAATTGAAGGCAATAATTAATACGGAGCTTTTATTGTGAACACATATAATATTTTTCCAACAACTGTTGGAATTGTGGAACTTAAACGAGAGTTAACTCAAACTGAAAAAACTTTTATTTTAAACCAAGATAAGAAAAAAAATGAGGGTAATACGACGAGTGTTGACAATTATATTTTAAAAAAGAAAAAATTAAATGATTTAAAAAAGTTTATCGAAGATTCAGTAACAGAGTATGTTAATAAATTATATTCTCCAAAAACTGATTTGAATGTTTATGTTACTCAATCTTGGATAAATTATACTGAAAAAGGACAATATCATCATAAACATGCTCATCCAAATAGTTTTATTTCTGGTGTGTTTTATGTAAATGCTGATATTACAAAAGATAAAATTCATTTTTATAAAAACGTATATGAACAATTTCAAATTGAACCAAAAGAATGGAATGTATCAAATTCTCCTTCTTGGTGGTTTGAAGTGGGAACTGGTAAGTTGATTTTATTTCCTTCTTCGTTAACTCATATGGTAAAGACAGTAGAGAGCGAAGAGACAAGAATTAGTTTATCATTTAATACTTTTATAAAAGGAAAACTTGGTATTAACTTAGATTTAACGGAGTTAATTTTAGGAGATTAAGATGGCTCATTTTGCGCAACTAGACGAAAACAATGTAGTAATGCAAGTTATCGTTGTTTCTAACGAAGACACAGCAGACGCATTTGGTGTTGAAAAAGAACACATTGGTGCAGCATTTTGCGAAAAATTATTTGGTGGTGTGTGGAAACAAACAAGTTATAATGGTAATTTTAGAAAACGTTACGCTGGTGTAGGTTACACCTATAATGCTGAACTTGACGCTTTTATTCCACCAAAACTATTTCCGTCATGGACATTAGATAACGAAACTGCAAATTGGGTAGCACCAATCGCAAAACCAGATGACGGTAAATTGTATTTTTGGAAAGAAGATGAATTAAATTGGGTCGAAATACCTGAGCCACCTGCTTCGTAAATTCAAATAAATAAGTTAACAACACTATAGAGTTGAATAATGCCAATTAATTTTCCAGAATCGCCGTCAAACAATCAGACGTATACGTTTAATGGTCGCACATGGACGTATAATGCGTCATCTGGTGCATGGCAAGCAAATGGTGTTCAAGGCGCACAGGGTGTTCAGGGTGAAATAGGCGCTCAAGGTGAACAAGGCGTTCAAGGCTCACAAGGTATTGCTGGTGATAAAGGTGCTCCTGGCGAACAAGGCGCTGTTGGCGCTCAAGGTAGTCAAGGCGTGCAGGGCGCACAAGGTGCACAAGGTTCTGTTGGCGCTCAAGGCGCGCAAGGTGCAACTGGCACTCAAGGTGAAAAAGGTCAGAAAGGCGAAGTTGGCGCACAAGGCTTTCAAGGATTCCAAGGTGCGCAAGGTGTACAAGGTGCACAAGGTTCTGTTGGCGCTCAAGGTGCACAAGGTTCAACTGGCGCACAAGGCGTTCAAGGTGAAAAGGGCGAAAAGGGCGATACTGGATCGCAGGGTGTTGTAGGTGCACAAGGTGCGCAAGGCGTTCAAGGTGAAAAGGGCGAAAAGGGCGAGAAAGGTGATGTTGGCGCACAAGGTGCACAAGGTTTCCAAGGTGTACAGGGTACGCAAGGTGCACAGGGTATTGCTGGCGCACAAGGCGCAACAGGTTCACAAGGCGTTCAAGGATCAATTGGTGCACAAGGTGCAACTGGCGACAAAGGCGATAAAGGAGATACTGGCGCTCAGGGTGCAATTGGTGCACAAGGTGCACAAGGTGCGCAAGGCGTTCAAGGTGAAAGGGGCGAAAAGGGCGATATTGGTGCTCAAGGTTCTGTTGGTTCAAAAGGTGACGCAGGAGCACAAGGTGAACAAGGTTTTCAAGGCGTACAAGGTGCCACAGGAACTGGAGCGCAAGGCGCAACAGGTGAGAAAGGTTCTGTAGGTGCACAAGGTGAGCAAGGTCACCAAGGTTCTCAGGGCGTACAAGGCGCGACTGGTTCAAAAGGTGACGCGGGAGCACAAGGCGTTCAAGGCGCTGCTGGAGATAAAGGAGACACTGGAGCGCAAGGCGCAACTGGCGCACAAGGTGCACAAGGCGTTCAAGGTTCACAAGGTACGAAAGGAGATACTGGTGAATTTGGTGGTGCAACTTTTGATTATATTTACTTAACAAACACAGCAAACACTAATCCTGGTGTTGGTAATCTTAAATTTGACAATGCAACATTTACAAGTGCTACAACTCTTTTCATCAATGAGAATGATGTAAATGCAATAAATGTCTTTAACTATCTACAGACTATTGACGATTCAACATCATCAATTAAAGGCACATACAAACTAGCAAATACTGCGAATATTTTACAATTTGCATTCTTTAATATAACTGGATTGCATAATCATAGCGGTGGATATTTCAGTGTCCCAACAACACACATCTCAGGCGTAACATCATTCCCAAATACAACAAATGTTATCATTACGTTTGTTCGCACTGGTGATGCTGGCGATAAAGGTGCAACAGGTGCGCAAGGCGTACAAGGTGCCACGGGTGCTGGCGCTCAAGGCGAGAAAGGTCAGAAAGGTGAAATTGGTTTCCAAGGCGTACAAGGTGCTGCTGGCGCTCAAGGTGCCGTCGGCGCACAAGGCGATGCGGGTCCTCAAGGTGCACAAGGTCATCAGGGTGAAGCGGGTGCTCAAGGTGCGATTGGTGCACAAGGTGCAGCAGGTCCTCAAGGCGCACAAGGCGTTCAGGGAGCTGTCGGCACACAAGGTGAGAAGGGTCAAAAAGGCGATACTGGCGCTCAGGGCATACAAGGTGCAACAGGCTCTAAGGGAGAAGTTGGTGCACAAGGTCCACAAGGCGAACAAGGTGTACAAGGCGCTCAAGGTTTAGCTGGTGAAAATGGTGAATTTGGTTTCCAAGGTGTTCAGGGCGCACCTGGTACAAAGGGTGAGCAAGGATTCCAAGGCGTTCAAGGTACTGCAGGTTCAGCGGGTCCTCAAGGTTCACAGGGTGTACAGGGCGCTCAAGGTGTACAGGGCGAAAAAGGTCAAACGGGTGATACTGGCGCTCAAGGCGCTCAAGGTATTCAAGGTGCAGTTGGGGCACAAGGCGATAAAGGTGATAAGGGTGACATTGGTGCACAAGGTGCTACTGGTACGGGAACTCAAGGTGCGCAAGGTGTACAAGGTGAGCAAGGCTTCCAAGGCGTTCAAGGTGCCTCTGGTGGTGGCGGAAGCGCTACATGGTCACTCAAAACATCAAACTACACTGCAACATCTGGTGATGCACTTCTTGTAGATACTTCTGGTGGCACATTTACGATTACACTACCATCAACCCCAACAACAGGCGCTTATGTTAAAATTGCTGACGCTGCAAATTTAGCACTAACAAATTTAACTGTCGGTAGAAATGGACAAACAATTGAAGGTATCAGTGATGACTTGGTGATTGACATTCGTGGAACTATCACTGAATTAATTTATGACGGCGCAACGTGGGAAGTTACTTCTACAACGGGTCCAGCAGGTCCTACGGGAGCAAAAGGCGATAAAGGAAATTCATCTTTACCGCAATCTGGTGCAATTAAAACATCAAATTATTCTCTAACAACAGACGACATAGCGTCTTATGTAAGAGTTGGTAGTGGCGGTAGCATTACTGTTCCAAATAATGTATTCGCAAATGGTGATACTGTGACCGTATTTAATGAACACTCGTCAAACATATCCGTCACATTAAGCATTCAAACGACTTATATTGCAGGAACAGCTGCAGCAGCAACAGCAGCAAATATTGCTGCAAGAGGTTTAATGACTGCACTATTTACTGGCGCAAATAGTTGCGTGTTGTCAGGAACGGTATACTAAAATGTCGTTAATTCCTGCCATGCTTTTAGGTGGAGCATATAGACCATCTGGTAATAATGCTCCACCCACTGTTGATATTATTGTTATTGGTGGCGGCGGTGGTGGTGATGTCGGCGGCGGCGGTGGTGGTGGTGTGAGAGATATCAATAATATTGGCATTGCGCAAGGTGTTGTGTATCCTATTTCTGTTGGCGGAGGAGGAGGAACTAATACTAATGGTAGTGCTTCAAATTTCGCCGCCGCATCTTCGTTTCCAAACACAGATTTCAGAAAATGGCTAAACTCTACATTTCCAGGAACAAATTACCCAGCAGCAGGTGGTGGTGGCGGCGGACTCGCAGGTTGGCTTCCTGGAAATCCGACTAATGCTGCTGGTAAAAGTGGTGGCTCTGGTGGTGGGGGAGGAATGGGTACAACACCAGCGCCTAACACAGGTGTATATACAGGTCTTCCTCCTGCTGTGCCTGCATCAGGTGGCGCGGGTAACACACCATCTTTCTCTCCACCACAAGGTAATCCTGGCGGTTCTTCATCAGCTGATGCTTATTTTGGCGGTGGGGGAGGAGGAGGTTGGGGTGCTTCTGGACAAGCAGGTAGCACACCAAAAGGTGGTAATGGCGGATCTGGATATTCAAATAGTTTACTTGGTCCTTTAGTTTATGCAGGTGGTGGCGGAGGAGGTGGATCATCTGCTGGTGGTACAGGATCAGGCGGTGGTGGTAATGGTGGCGTCAGTGGCTCACAGGCTGGATCAAGAGCTGGCGGTGGCGGTGGTCGCGGCGTTCAGGGTGGTGGATCGAGTGGTGGTGGAGGAATTGTAGTTGTGTCTTACCCTAATGCTTATGATGACGCAACTTTGTTTCCTGGATCATCAGGAGCGCAACTAGCGCCAGATGGAACAAAATATTACACATTTTCATTTAGCGGTTCAATTCGTTGGTAATGGTAAAATAAATATTTAAAATTAATTAGGTTTAAAAAATGCCAACAACATTATCGTCAATATTACCAGCAGTACCTCCTGGCGCTCAAGGCGCTCAGGGTGCACAAGGTCATCAAGGTGTACAAGGAGCTCAAGGCGTACAGGGTTCGCAAGGTAGTGATGTAGTTGTCGAAAATTCTTCTGCTACAATTTATTATCCAGTTATATCGACTTCAACAACTGGTGCGTTAACACCGAATGTTTCAACGACAAAATTACAATTTCAACCATCAATTGGCGAATTAAGCGCAAACATATATGCAGCAAATTCATACGTGCATTACGCATCAAATCCTTCAATTGCAACAAACGTATTAACATTAGATTTGCGCCTTGCTAATTTTTTCTATGTAACATTAAATGCAAACATTAATACGTTGACAATAAACAACACAGAAGCAACAAATCAAGTTTCTTCATTTGCAGTACTATTTACTGCAGATGGAACTGCAAGAACAGTCAGTTGGCCAGTCAATTTTTATTGGCCAAGCGGCACTGCTCCAACATTAACATCAGTAAACGGCAAGAAAGATTTATTTTTCTTCTTTACTCATGACGGCGGAACAAATTGGTACGCTCTCACTTCAGGACAAAATCTATAATGTCTAATTATGCACTCGTAGAAAATAATGAAGTTGTTGGTGTTTATTCACATCTTCCAACAAATTGGAAAAATGTGAGCAATTTTTTTGCGCTTGAAGGTGATGATGATACTTTAAAAACATTCGGTTGGTATAAAGTAGTGAAGACAACACCTTCTTACGATCCAACAACACAAAGATTAGAAGGTGTGCGTTCTTGGTATGATGTTGAAACAGACACCGCATACACTGTTGATCTTGTTGTTGACATTCCAGTATATCCTGAACATTCTTCATTTTTAACAGAAGAAGAATTAGAACAACAAAGATTAAAAGATATTGAAACTCGTTGGATAGAAGTTCGTATCGAACGCGACAAACGTATGAAAGATTTTGAGTGGCGATATGTTCGCTATGAGCGTCAAGTTCGCCTTTCTTTAACAACGACAGACAATATAACTGATTTGGATCAATATATGCAATCTCTTGCAGATATAACAACACAATCAGATCCATACAATATTGTTTGGCCAACTTATAATGCATCAGAGTCATGATATTAAATACTTGGTTATTAAGCGTACAACGAGCAGCAGGTGGTTTAGCTCCCGCAGGATTATTTACCTGGGGCTTAAACGCAACTGGACAACTTGGTGATGGTACTACACTTAACGATGAGATTCCAACAAAAATTGGGTTTGAATCTTGGTCGCAAATTTCAACTGGCGATTCATATACTGTTGGTATTTTATCAAATAGTAGACTATATGCCTGGGGTCAAAATAATCTAGGTCAACTTGGTGACGGCACAACTCTCAATAAATCATCACCTATACAAATTGGTACTTTGAGCTGGCGTAACGTTGTTGCTGCTAAAGATGGTAAGACCACTCTTGCTATTGCATCAAATGGCGCTTTGTATGCTTGGGGCAATAATACCAGCGGTCAGTTTGGTGACGGAACGTTTGTTAATAAATCTTCGCCTGTTAAAATCGGCAGTTCAAGTTGGATAGGGTTAACCGCCAGTCTTGGAATAACAGCTGCTATTACTTCCGATTATACTTTATGGAGTTGGGGATTTTTCAACGCTCTTGGTGATGGTCAAACTAATACATCAACAACCCCAGTACAGATAGGTCAATCTGGAATATCTTATGTTTCAGTTACTGCTTGTCAGGGTGTTAACACTACGCTCGTTAATCCAGGTTTATTTACTGTTCGCGATGGCTATTTACTTGCATTAGACAATACAGGTAGAATTTGGACAGCAGGCAATATCGGAACACCAGGAAATTATTGGTATGAAATCGCAGTTGGCACCGAACATGTTCTTGCGTTGAGATCTGATGGACGTTTATTTGGTTGGGGTCAGAATAGCACTTATAGTAGCGTAGGTGACGGAACAGCATTCAATCGTTCATCACCAGTTTCTATAGGCACTTCAAGTTGGATTGCAATTGGCGCTGCTGGTTATACATCATATGCAATCAGGTCTGACGGAGCATTATTTGCTTGGGGTGATAATAGAGGCGGTGAAATTGGTGATGGTCAAACGGTTAAAGATTTTTCTGATACCGTATCTTGGACCAAAATTTTTGCTAGTAGCAATACATTTTTTGCAACAACTTCTGATGGTTCTTTCTGGGGTTGGGGTGAAAATAATGTTGGACAACTCGGTGTTGGTAACACTGTTAATCATAATTTTCCATACAAACTTAATTATATTTTCAATGCGGTTTCACCACCAACAATTTTAGATTTTAGTGTTGGTTCGCAAACCTGTGGAGTTATAACATCAAATGGTGCCCTCTATATGTGGGGTGGTAACGCAACTGGACAAGTTGGCGACAATACATCAGTAAATAAATCTTCACCAATCAAAATTGGTTCTCAAAGTTGGGCAAAAATTTCTGTAGGACCTACGCACACTCTCGCGATTAATGCTACTGGTCAATTGTTTTCGTGGGGAAGCGGAAATCAAATGGGAGATAATGTTGCTGGCACTAAATCTTCTCCTGTACAAATCGGCACAAATCAAGCCTCAAGTTGGTCATTTATTTCAGCAGGTGGTCCACAAATGATGGCTATTTCAAGCCTAGGACATCTGTATAGTTGGGGGGCGCAATTTGCTGGAGAACTCGGAACTGGAAACGCAGGATCTGTCTCATATGATCCGCGTTCTTGGACACAAATTGCTATAAGCGGAACTGCTTCATATGCAATTGATACAAATCAAACCTTATATGTTTGGGGTAATCGATTACTTGGTGGTCTTGGTGATGGTTCAACCGTTTCATTTAATAATACTCCTCTTGCCCTTCCAGCTTTTAGTGGAACTCAATGTAGTAAAATTACTGGCGCAATAAATTCTACAGGTCCTGCCGCTGCACTGGTATTGACTGATGGGCGATTGTGGACATGGGGAATTGGCACTAGTGGTCTTGGTGCAAGAGGAGCTGCTGGAGCTATTTCTGCCCCATCACAAGTTTTGGGAAGTTGGCTTACAGTCGAATCTGGTGCATTCAATCAAGCTGGACTTAAAGTTGGAAATACACTATTTACTTGGGGCGGTAACGCAACTGGACAACTTGGTGATGGTACAACAATTGCTAAATCATCCCCAGTTCAAATTGGCTCAGAAAGTTGGACGCAAGTTGCTCTTACCGCAAATGCAATAGCAGCGATTCACGCTAACGGTGCATTATATACTTGGGGTGCAGCTCTAGAGCTTGGAGATGGTTCAACAGCAAATAGATCGTCACCAGTAAAAATTGGTACTGAAAGTTGGTTGATGATCGCGGGAGGTGCATCAGGTCACTTCGCGGCAATTCATTCGAATGGTGCATTGTTTACTTGGGGTTATAATGCATTTGGTGAGTTAGGTAACGGAACAACAGTAAATCAATCATCAATGATTCAAATTGGCGCATCAAGTTGGTCTTTTGTTGGTGGACGTTTCCGTACTACTATTGGTCGATTAGTTAGCGATTCTGCAAATCTTTATACATGGGGTGCTGATTACAGAACTACAACAGATACTGCACGAAGTTCACCAGTATTGTTACAAGGATACAAAGATTATTTGCCATCAAATTCGCCATATTTAGTTGGTCCAGTAAATGTCGTTTTAGCAATTAATTCCAATTCACATTTAATAGCGTGGGGTAACAATAGTCTTGGTCAGTTGGGGCTTGCAAATACGACTAGTTATAATTCACCAAGAAGAACACTTCAATTTAACCTTGGAACGACAGTAACTCCAGCATTCAGATATTACCCACATTTTGTTGGTACTGATGGTACAGAACCTTGGAACACCCCAGAAACAACAATAGGATTATCAAGTTGGTCTTTTGTTAGTACGGGCGGCACAGGCACTAATAACGGTCATACTTTAGCAATTAAAAATAATGGCGAGTTATGGGCTTGGGGAAATAATGTGTTTGGAAATATCGGCGATGGAACAACTACCTCTAAATCATCTCCAGTACAAATTGGAGCATCTTCTTGGAAATATGCATCTGCTGGCGCTTGGGGTAGTTGGACATCAGCGGCAATTGCGCAAGACGATGCATTGTTTGCGTGGGGATTGAATGAAAG